AAAAGACTTTATTGTTGGCGACTATAATTATGCAGCATTAGCTACTGAGACTAATATTATTAATGACCAGTTGCACCGGGAGGTTGGCGAAGGCCTATGTCCTGAGATGGGCAAAGATGCTAATTGGGCTGAGGTTATTAAAGACTCATATCAAGCCTCAGAAGGTGCCCACGTTTATAATGCACTGTTTCAAGGTGAGCCTAGCAATGAGAAAGGCAACTTATTTAAAGCTGACGATTGGCAAGAGTATGAGATAGCTGAACATTGGTCAACAGATGCACAGATCAATAAGTTTGAGCGTATTTATTTGTCAGTAGACGCTACGTTTAAGGGTTTAGATACTGCCGACTTTGTTGGTATGGAGCTTACTGGGGTTAAACAAGGTAATACATATTTACGCTACATAGTTAAAAAGCGTATGGACTTTCCTGACACGATTGATAAAATATTGAGCATAGTCAAAAAGTTTCCCGAGATTGAGGTCATTTATATTGAGGATAAAGCTAACGGACCTGGTATTGTATCAGTCATCAAGAAGTGGCGTAAGAAGCTAGGTATTCCTGAGACTGAGTTTCCTAGTGTGGTTCCAGTAGAGCCAGTTGGTAGTAAGTATTCACGAGCGCAAGTAGCTTCAGCCTATCAGCGAGATGGTCGATGCTATATTCCTTGCGAAAAGGACGCTCATTTGCTATCTACTAAAGATGACTTTATTTGGGAAGAAGACGGGCTGAGTTATACTCATTGTTATAAGCATGAGCTTGGTACTTTTCCTTTTGCGGGATCTGACGACTTAGTAGATAGTTTTTCGCAAGGTATTACAAAATCAGTAGGGTTACTTAGCGGCACAGAGAAAGCTCCTAACCGGCCAATTCGTTTTTCTAGATATTCGAAGTGGTGGCCTGAAATGGAGGCGGACTATAGATCGTTGAAAACTAGAGAAGAGCAGCAAGCATTTATTCGGCTACACGGTGCTAATATGAAGTGGAAACCTAAAGATGAGGGTGGCGAATATGGTGTTACATAATAAAAAGAAGGAGGTTGTAGAATGAAAGGTACTATAGATGATAGTCGAATTAATGTGTATTTAGGACTACCTGATAAGAAAAATAACTATGAGAATACTGCCGAAGAGTCTCAACTAGTTTCTTTATGGAACCAGAAGTACTTACTAGCCAAAGCTGAGTATGAGAGTAGCCTAGCTAATTCGAAAGAAGTAACTAAATGGCGGAATGCGTACTTAGGCGACTTTTTTAGATTAGATGCTGAAGGTAATGAAACTAGTGTCAAAATGAAAGCTTTGCAAAAAGTGGCGTATGAGCTAGTAGAAAGTAAAGTTATTTCTTTGTTACCAGGTCCTAAAATGAGTCCTAGATACTATAGTGATATCATGTTAGTAAATGCGACTGAGGCTTTATTGAACCATGAGATTGACAGGATGTTGTCTGAGGAAATTCACGATGAAAGTGAACATTCTTGCTTAATTGATGGTACAAGCTGGTTGAAGGTCGAGTGGGATCCATTGGATAATACCAATGAGCGCAGTGGAATGCCGAAAGTGATTAGTTGTCCAGTTGATACAGTATATCCACAACCAGGTATTAGTGACTATAAAAAGCTGGAGTATATCTTCGAGCTTACTCAATTAACCGTCGCCACTATTATGGACTTATATGGTCGTCAAGTTGTACCTAATGATGGTAGTGACTTAGTTGAAGTAGTACAAGTGTATTACTTGAATGCGAACCGACAAGTAGGTCATTTAGTATATACTGTCGATAGTCTGATAGTACTAGCTAATGATCTAGAGTGGAGTATGAGAAAAGTTCGAAAATGTAATCACTGTGGGTCAATTGTGCGAATTAGCGATACTTGCCCGATTTGTGGTGGAAAGAAGTTTTCTTATAAGTCTACTGCTGAAGAAGTGCTAAGCGAAGATTTAGTTTATATCGAAAACAAATTCCGTAGCAGTGAAAGCGCTGATCAAAATGATGACACTGAAAGGCAAAATACGACAAAGACTATTCCAGCAGGTACTAAAGTTCCTTATTATCTAATTCGGCAATTACCATTTGTTCCTAAACGCACTACTAAACTACCTAAGAATATATATGGCATTTCTGAAGTCAAATTAGCACTAGAAGAGCAAGACAGCATTAATAAGCTATTAAATAAAGCTGAGGCTAAATCAGCTAGTTCGAAAGCGTACGTGACTAAATTGAAAGATACTCGTATAAATGACGACGATGAAGAGATTACTTATATTGAAATAGAGAGTGCCCAAGAAGGTCAAGCCGTCCAGGTTAAACAAGTAACAGCAGATATCTCAGAAGAATTAGCTATGATGAAAGTATTGTATGAAAATAGTAGGTCTTCTAGTGGAGTTACTGATACTGACCAAGGTAAGTATGACCCGTCTGCTAAATCAGGTCGAGCTAAAGAAGCGCAATTAATGGCCTCTGCACAAAGACAAAGTTCGTCTAAGATACAACGAAATTCAGCCTATGCTGGTGTATACGAACTAATCTTTAAATACTTGTTAGCTTATTCTGATGAAGAGCGTTCATTTGTGGCGTTAATGCCGGATGGTAGTTCTCGAGAAGAAGTTTGGTCTAAATATATGTTCTTGACTAAAAGTAAACAAGGCCAATTATATTATCGTGATGACTTTGCTTGGTCAGTAGACAGTGTAGCTTATATCACTAAAGATCGAGAAACAATGTGGGAATTGATAGATCGTGACTTTTTGAATGGTACGACCGGTTCTGAAATTGACCCACAACGAGCATTACTTATGTACTGGCATATGAAGGATCAGCATGGCTATCCAACAGCCAAATTTGCTATTAACTTTCTAAAAGAGAATGCTAAGCATTTACCTTCTCAGATTGAGCAAGCGTTATTAAATAACCCTGAAGCCGTTGAGTTAGCCTTGTCTTATATTCAAGACTTACAATCCGGTAAAGTCGCTGAAAAACAACCCGCTGCACAACCTGCTACACAATCGACTACTACCTCTAATAATGGTGGAGCAAGAGATAATGCAGGTAAACCCAACAATGGCCAAACTCATAATCAACAACAAGCGGCTACCAATGCTAAACAAAAAGCTGAGCAGGAGGTACAAAAATGAACATAAATCAGAATAAAGATATCACTGTTTATCGAGGTGAAGCTGTTGCTATCGATTTTAAGATAAGCCAGCGTTCAGATTATTATGTACCATTTTTAGTATCTAACGCGCGAGTTGACAACAATCCCATGGTGTGTATTACAATTGGTTCAACCCGCCGAGAAAGCAAAAATATTGTTACAAAACAGGTTTGGTTAGAACTTGACTCATTAGAGATGTTCGAGCAAACTACTATTATTGACTTAGGGGAAGTTGACGTTGATTTAACTGAGGATGCTGGTTTGCAAGCTAGATTAGCCGATGAATTTGGTAGGGTAGTAGAGGAAGCTTATATGTATCAATTCACTATTCCAAGTAGTTCAACCCGCTATTTTATTTATGTGGATAGTGATGACGACTATCACTTAGATTATCATTTTACTATTATTCTAACATTAGATGAAGACATTACGTTAGATATGACTAATCTTGACTACTTCTACCAAATAGACTTAATGGATACAGTACTTATGGAAGATCATCTGGTTGAAATGTTTACAACCTATCCAGCCCTACTTGACAAATTACCAGCAGATTTCACTAATGATGAAACAGGTATAACTTTGTATAAGACTGAGTGTATCAATGTAATTAACAAAGCTTTTCCTAATCATTGGGGACATCGGGTGGTTGATCCTTATACTAGTCCAGTGGCTAGTGTGAGCAATATTCAAATTATTTTGCCACCACGTAAGTTTATAGTTCAATCAGTAGTTAAATAGAGAGGAGGCTAAAATATGGCTAAATTGTATACAACGGTTACACCAGAAGTGCCAACGGTCTTAGCAGAAGAGCGTATATTCGTATATGTGCCAAAAGCTACAGCTACTAGTCCAGGTATTGCTAGTTTCAATATTAATCACTTTAGCATAGCAGCGCATGAAGTATCAATAAAATTAGCCTGGTTTGATGCTAGATATGAAACTATAGTGGATGCTAACACGCACCGAGATAGAACAACTGCATTAGAAAATAGCATAGCGACTAAGGTTAGTAATGAGCTTAAAATTGCAGGTATTGCTTTAACTGACAACATATCTGCAGCAGAATTAACAGCCGCGCTTAATGTAGCTACTACATTGTTGCAAGGGCTTTTATCAGCAACTGACAAAGAATTGTTGGATAGTGTTCGAGCTTTATTTGGTGAAGACGAAGACGAAGTTGTTAATAAGATCAATGAAGTATTAGCAGTCTTCGAAGCGTATCCAGAAGGTGCGGATTTAGTTACAGTGCTTGCTTCAAAGCTTGAAGGCGTTATTGTAGATGGTACGGTACTAACCTTTGATGAAAATAATCGTGTCACTATTCCAGTGGCCGACGATACACCTGGTAGTGAAACAGATGGTCTTATTACACATGAAGAAAAGGCTAAACTTGCAGCTATTGCAGCTGAGGCTAATAAGTATGTTCATCCTAATCATACAGGTGACGTCACGTCCTCTGGTGATGGTGCGACTACAATAGCTGATAATGTCGTTACATTTGCTAAAATGCAACAAATTGCAAGTCAACTATTACTTGGTAGAAA